CCGGCCTTGGCAATGTGGATGGATGGCATGCCTCGCATCGTCGCGAGGCGGGGGTGCTCAAGGCATGGTGACGTGCGTCACTGCCTGGGCGTCACTGCCTGGGCGTCACTGCCCGGGCGTCACTGCCCGGGCGTCACGGGCCGCGGGCCTGGTTGCGCGCAATGGCGCGGGCGTGGAAGGCCTGGGCATCCTCGACGATGTCGCGCAGATCGCGCGGCGTCAGGCGCAGGAACGGCCGGGCCGGGATGTTACTGCCTGGGTGATTGACTTGCCGCACCACGATGCCGCCGAAGGACAAGGCGCGCTTGTTCCGGGCGCGGATGACGTGCGGCTTGGTGCGCCCGCCGAACTGGTGGATGGCGGCATACACCTTGTTGCTGCCCACCACGGCCTCAGAAGCCGACCAGCGCTGGCTGATGGAGCCGGCCAGGCCGCCGCTGCGCTGCAGGATCTTGCCCTGCAAGCCGCCCTTGCGCATGACAAGGCCCTGCTTTGTGTTCGTCGTGGCCAGGCCCAGCTTGGTGCCGGGGTGCAGGTCCACCCACTTCGGGCGGCCCTCCTGGGCGAAGTTCTCCTCCACCGAGTTCAGCATGGTGCCGGCCACTGACTTCATCAGCGCCACCGTGTTGCGCATCTCGCCGGCAGCGCGGCGCAGGGCCTCGATCACGGGCCGGTACTCAATGCTGGTTTCGATGATGGGCATGGTGCGGTAGTAGGATGCGGAAGCCGGCGTCGGAATCTGTCCGAGGCAGCGCTATCAGGCGCGCGCTCTAGCGGGGAGTAGATGCCCCGTGCCGGCACCCTTCACCGAAGACGCTCCTGCTTGTTGGCAAGGTTGGCCCGGAAGCGGGTATCGTCCCCGGCCCCCGCGAGCGACTGGACGAAAAGCTGATCGCGTCCTTTGGTTGTCTTGAGCGCCAGGCGCCACCACCGTTGGGTCTGCGTTGCCAGGTACAGCAAGGTGTAGCCGTCTTTGTCTCGGTAGACCTCGCCCTCGTCCACGATCTGAGGGATGAGTTTCCAGTCATCCAGCGTCAGGTCAGGACGCTGGCTCTGCTTTTTGGCCAGGGTATCGCCGCTGAGGTAGGCGACGGATGCCTCAGCCTGCAGTGCTGCGCGGTCAGCCTCACGCAGCACGGCCACCGGAAACAGGGTGCCCGCCCCCGGCTGCTCCACAAAGCGCCGGAAGGCCGGGCCGGCCACGGCCGTCTCCACGTACTGCCGCGACAGCGCCACGTCCATGCCCTGCAGCCGGGGCTGCCAGGTGTCCCGCCCGGGGTTGCTGCTGAAGCCGGGGTCTGGCGTGAAGCCGCCACCGGGCAGGCTGGCGTCCACATACCGGGTGCCCGTGGCCTCGCCGCCGCCTTTGAGCGGCACGCGCACCTCGCGCAGCTTGCCCTGGCTGGACTCCACCGACACCCCCGCGCGCCTGACATCGCGCTCGCTCAGGGCGCGCACACGGCAGCGGCAGTTGAAACCGTTCGGCGGGAACGCCGTGCCCCAGGCGGCGTCGTCATATCTGAACACCTTGCCGTTGAGCGCACGGTGGGCGGGGCGGGTGCGGCTGTCCAGCACCGCCACGTACTGCCAGAACGGCCGCTCGTCCACCTGCTCGATCATCTGCTGGTAGCGCCCGGCCATGTAGGCGCTTTGCATGTTGGTGGCAAAGATGGTGCGCAGACGGTGCGGCGTCAGGCCCTTGCGGATCTCGCCGCTGGCCTCGTCCACGCGGCCGGCCTGGCGCAGCTCGGCCGTGGTGCCCTCTCGCTGCCACCAGCCTTTGCGCTGCAGGGTGGGAATCAGCCCGTCCCGCCACTGCTGCAGCGTCTGGCCCTTGGCCAGGGCGTCCTTCAGGCTGGCCTGGATGTCCTGCAGCACCTCCAGCTTGGCCACGTTGGCCACGGTGAAGGCCCGCGCGTGCTGGCCGTCCAGCCACTCACGCCAGGACCCCGTGACCTGCGCACCCTTGGCCTGCAGATGCGCAATGGCCTGTTCAGGCGGCAGCCCGATGGCGGTGGTGACGGCGGGGGTGGGGATGCTCACGCTGCTTCCTTCTTGCCGTGCTCGCGTCCGATCTCGTACCAGAAGTGCGCGTGGCCGTCGACCTCACCCTCACAGTTGGTGCAGCGGTAGCGGTGGCGCAGCGGCTGGCTGCCTGGCAGCCTCTCGAAGGTGTGTCGGGGGCAGTCGCGCAGGCGCGCTGCGTTGGCCTGGACCTGGGCCAGCAGTTCGCGGCCCGCTGCAAGGCGCGCGGGATCGGTCACTGCTCACTCCCCACCGCGCTGTCCCGCCCCACCACGTCGGCCACGAAGTAAGCCTGTTCCATGAGCGTTTCAAGGGCGCTTGCATCCATGTCGGGCCAGGCCTCGGCCAGGGCCTGCTGCACCTGCTCTGGCGTGGCGGCGTCCTGGATGGCGGCCAGCGCGGGCGCCAGCAGCTTGGCCATCGCGGCCTGGATCTCGTCGGCCGGCAGCCGCGCAATGGCGGCGTCGATGGCGGCCTGGTCAGCCGGCACATCGGCTGCAGCGCCCTCGGCAAAGCTGGCCAGGGTGGCGTCAGCCCCGGCCGCCGCACCTGGTGCACCAGGTGCAGCACCAGGCGCACCCGGCACACCACCAGGCGGGGCGGCGTCGGCCAGGTCGCCGGGCTGCAGCTTATACGCGCGCAGGAAGTACTGCGTAGTGAAGGTGGCCCCGGCCTTGCGCAGCGTCTCGTCGCGCTTGGCCAGCGTCTCGTCAATCTCCTCCGTCTGCCAGAAGGCGAACACGGGCGGCGTGGCGCCTGGCCAGTTCACGGCCACAAAGTGGGCCAGCAGCTCGTTGATGCCGGCGGCCACCATTGCCGCATCGTCATCGCGCAGCGCCGCCTCTACGGACTGCGCGGCCGTGGCGCTGGCCCGGTTGCTGTTGGCCTCCACACTTTGGTTGTTGCCCAGCAGCGCCACCGAGATCTCGGCGTTGCACCAGTTCAGCATGCGCTCGTGCATGTCGCTGTTGGCGCTGCCGCTGATGGACAGCAGCTCCACGCTGGCGTCATCGGGCACGGTGGCAATGGCGTCGCGCACCATTGCAGAGAGCTTGTCAGCCAGTGCGTCGTGCTCCTCCTGGGTAGAGGTGCGCGGCAGCTTGCCCACGGCCCAGGGCATGCCGTACTTCTCCACGAACTGCACCCAGAACTTCAGCCCGCCGCGCTTGAACGTCACCGGCCAGAACACGCTGGCCAGGTCAGGCTCGCCGTAGGGGTTCTCCCAGCTGCGCATGCTGCCCACCACGATGAACTTGCGCGCCGGCACCAGCTCACCCTGCAGGCTTCCGCGCGGGCGGAACTTCAGCGCGGCCGTCTCGGGATCGAAGCCGAACCACTCGCCGGGCTTGGCCACCAGGTCAGCCGGCTGGATCAGGCCGTCCATCGGGGCCCACATGATCTCCGCCACGCGGAAGCCGTACATCGCGCCGTCGGTCAGTTGCCGCACGATGCGCTGCAGATCCAGGCGCGCCAGCAGCGCCTCACAGGCCTTGCGCACACGGGCCGGGGTGGCGGTGGACGCCTCCCGGTCCAGGCCGTGCTCCATAGACAGCACTGCAGACCAGCGCCGCTTGCGCGCCGACTTCACCCGCGGGTCCGCCAGCAGTGAGCGGTACACGCGCATGTCCGCCCCCATCGCCTTGAGCACCGGGTCAGGGTTGGGCAGCAGCCCGAAGATGCTTGTCAGGTCACCCGCGCGCAGGCGGCTGGCGATGGCCGGGCCGGTGAGGACGGCGGCATCCACCTGTTGCGCGGATGCAACGAACGTTTGGGCGTTGAGGGTCTGATCGGGGGTCATGGCCGTTCCGGGGGGGGTTCTGACAGCCGGCAGCGGCCCGGCAAGCCGTTTAGACCCCGTTTAGCTTTTGCGATCGGGGCTTGGGCAATACCCAGGTAGCCGCAAAGACTTCCGGCGCCTCCTAGGCCCTGTTTTTGAAAAGTGCTCACTAACTTTTGAAGCGGGGTCATCCGAGGTACCCCTGCAACTGGCTGACCACGGCCTCGCGGCCGGGCGACGGGCGGCTGGAAACGTGGACGGGGCCCTGGACGCCATGCGCTGCCAGGCAGGCCAGCGCCTTGGCCCAGAACCGGTCGGCGTGGCCGTTGGCGTCGGCGTCGGCATCGAACCGCGGCGCGCCGGTCGGGCTGGTGATCTTGCGCACCCGGTGCAGATCGCCGCGCAGCTTCTCGTCACCCATCGGGATCCGGCTCTTGCGGTCCTCGAAAGACTCTTTGATCAGCGTGGCCAGCGTCTGCTTGTTGGCAGCGGTGAACAGCACACCCTCCACGCGGGTGTGGCCGTAGCGGCGCTTGGCGTCTTCCACCGGCTTTTCGCCCATGCCGGTCTGGTCCATGCAGTAGCGCGCAACCTTGTAGCGCTGCTCCACGTCGTCCTGCAGGGCGTCCATCTCGGCAAACGAGATCCGCTTGCGCACGATCACCTCGCGCGTCCACAACACGTCGCCCACCAGCTCGTCCACCCAGATCACGAAGTTGTCGCTGCGGGTGGCGATGTCCACGCCCACGTAGCAGGGCCCGCCCATGTAGTGGTCGGCGATGCCGGCGTGATCGTGCTCGACACTGTTGATGAGGTCATAGCTCAGCCAGCTGGTGGCTTCGTCCAGCCACTGCAGCTCGAACTCCTGGGCCCAGGCGTCCTCGTCCATGAGTGCGGCGCGCAGTTGCTGCGGGTCGCGGGGCAGGCCTTCCTTGACGGCCTGGTAGATGTCCACCGTGTGCTGGCTCCAGCCGGCCTCGGGTCCGGCCGTGGCCAGGTCATAGAACTTGTTGCCCTTGCCGTTCGGGGTGGAGGTCACCCGGATCCGCCAGCCGGCGCTGATCACCGGGAACAGCGCCGTCCAGATCTTGCGGCTGTCCTTGTGGAAGGCAAACTCGTCCAGAAACACATTGGCGCTGAAGCCGCGGGCGGTGTCCGGGTTGGCCGGCAGCGCGGTGATCTTGTTGCCGCTGGGGTAGATCAACTGCAGCGCGCGGCGGCGGATGCCAGACTCCTCGTCGTAGAAGTCCGCGTCTTCCCGCAGCACCTTCAGCGCGGCGCCATAGGCCGCGTTGTGGCGCATCACGCCCTCTTCCATCGCCTCCTGCGCCTGGCGCTCGCCCCGGGAGAGGATCACCCACGGCGCCCGGGCCTTCTTGATCTCGGCCTCGTGGACGTCGTCCACGATCTCAAGCGTGGTGGTGAAGGTCTTGCCGGTCTGGCGGGCAAAGCGGCCCAGTTTGAAGCGGCTTCGATCCTTGAACCAACGCTGCTGGTAGGGGTACAGAAGGCCGCTCACGCGTACCTCCACCACCGGAAGACGTGGACGAACCACCAGGTCACCGCCCAGCCCCCGCGCCAGCCATCCGGCGGCCGGCGGTCCACCTGCGGCAGCAGCACCCACCAGCGCGGATGCCACGCCAGCGCCACGCCAGACGTGATCTCCTGGTCAGGCCGGTGCAGCGCCATCAGAGCGCGCCCTCGTAAACGGCCCGCACCTTGGCCAGCATCTCCAGGGCCACGTCGCGGGTTTCGCCCTTCATGGCCTTGGCCTGGGCCTCCACCTGGGCCAGCTGCGCGGCGACCTTGGCGCGCACGTCCATCTGCCAGCGCTTCTGCGTCACACTGGCCCGCGCCAGGTCGGCAATGCTTTTGGTCACCTTGGTGATGTTCACGGACTCCGGGTCCACGTCCAGCTCCACCAGCAGGCCGAACAGCTTGTCCTGCGTCAGCCGGATCAGCGCCTCGTTCATGGCGCCTTCGTCGTCCGGGCTGGCCTGCACCACGGCGCGGGCCTGCTCGGTGCTGACCTTCAGTTGCGCCAACCTCGCCTCGAACTGGGTGCCGTACCGGTGCACCGCGCTCTTGCTCACCTCGGCGCCCTGGGCCTTCAGGTCTTCGGCCAACTGCACATAGTCAGCAAAGCCGCGGCGCACCAGCTCGGCGTCCAGCCACTCTTTCAGCTCGGGCGGCAGCCCGGCAATCTTGCTGCGGCGGGGCATGCGCTCACCCCACCTGCGGCCGCAGGATGCCCGGCTCCACCGGCACGGTGTATTCCGCCACGTCCACCCCGGCGCGCGTCAGCTCGGCGTGCCAGGCGCCCAGCGGGTCTCGCTGGATGGTGACCAGATCTCGGTCGGCCAGGTAGTCCAGCTCGCGCTTGAGTTCGAGGTCCGTCGCGTCCGCGTAGGTGGCCGACACCACCGAGCGGATGGCCGCCAGGCTCATGCCCACCGGGCGGGCCACGTTCAGGGCCACCAGCAGCAGCCAGCGGATGGTCTCGCGCCGGGCCTTGGCCATCTGCAAGTTGATGTCCATCACGTATCCCCACGGGTGTTGTTGTTCTGGCTGGCGCGCAGCACCACGTTTTCAAACCGGATGGCCATCGCGTCCAGCTTGGTCATGATGGTGGCGATGGCCTGGGTGTAGTCCTCACGCCGCACATAGTCACGCGGCAGCTCGGCCTTCAGGTCCATCAGCTCGCGCTCCAGGCGGCGGCTGGTTTCGTCCTGCCGGCCCAGGTGGGCCTTCACCTCGGTGAACTGCTCGCGGATGGAGTTGACGGCGCCGGCCAGCAGCACCTTGGCCAAGGCCCAGAACGCGGCTACCAGCGTGAACGCCACCGTGAGCACATGGAAAAGAGACAGTTCAAAGGTCACGGGCGCTCACTCCTTGATGCCGGCAGGGTTGATCTGGGCCAGCAGCTGGTCTTTCTCCTTGCTGCCGCGGCTGCTGCCGAACTCGAACTGGTGGGCATCGCGCAGGCACAAGCCGAAGATGCCGGCGATGGTGGACAGCAGCGTCACCACCTCGGCGGGCATCTTGTCGCGGTACAGCGCCAGCACCCCCAGGCAGGCCACCAGGCCCACCACGTCCATCACCACCATCAAGTCGGCCCGCCTGTTGCGCATGCCTGCCTGGGCCAGGGCCACGTCGCGGCGGCGGGCGTCGGCGCGGTCATTCAGGTAGGCGCGCTCCAGCTCGCCGTCAATCTCGATCAGCCGCTGCTGGTACTGCAGCACCAGGGCAGGGTCAGCCTGCAACTGCTGCACCGCCTGCGCCGGGGTGGCGGCGCCGGTTACCTGCTGGGCCACCTGCACCACGCGGTCTACCACCGAGGCGGCCGGCTCCCCGGCGCCAAAGTAGCGCATCACCGTGGGCGCCATGCTGGCCAACTG